TTATCCCCGTATACCACCCCCCGGTGAATCTGTTGCAAATACTTTTTAATTTTATCTTTCCACTTCCAATTTAGCTTGTTAATATCATATCCATTCATAATAGCATAAACAAGTGCACCCTCTACCCCTGCCAAATCATCAAAAACATAAGAAGACGTATATACGTCTTCAAACGTAACATCAGATTTCTTACAATTTAAATCTATCTTTACTTCAAATCTAACTATGTCTCTATCAGTTAAACCAGCTTCTGCAGACTTGTCATATATTTTTAAAAAGTTCTCCCCGATGTAAATAGTCTTACCCGTTTTAGTTTCAAAAATTTTCCTATTCCTATGTGAACGCAAGGAGACAATGTTGTCTATTTTTGCGTCAACATCATAACAATAATGAACATACTTTATTTCAGCCTTGTCTTCCAAAAGAGCAACTAAAGAAGAAACCAACAACCCACGCCACCAGACAATTGAATCAAAATCAAATCTGAAAATATCAGATTCAAAATATTCAAAAAAAGCTTGAGCATCAGTAGAAATAAAAATCGTCTTATTAGGATTAAACTCAATAACAGCACTAAACTTATTACTTCCCTTTCTATCCTCTATTCTTTCAATACCCATATAAAAAGCACTATCTCCATACGGAATTCTAAAGTTATTAACATAATATCTCACATCATTACATCGCCAATACTGAATCGCTGGATGTAAAGCTAATCTCCTTACAAGCTTCTCAGCACAATGTTTCTGTATATAAAACTTATAACGTATCATATCAAAAGGAGTTACTCCTACAAGATTCATTTTCCAACACCTACCAATGAAGGTTGACGTCAAACCGCCTTGTTAGATATATGCGGTTTGACGTTTTTTAACTGGCGAAATGCAAATAAAACGGGTATACTAATATCACAACGAAAACGTAAAGAAGGAAAAAAGAATGAAGAAAAAATTAACACTATCAATTGACGAGAAACTAATTAAAAAAATCAAAGCAATAGCCCTAAAAAAAGGAAAAACAGTAAGTGCATTGGTAGAAGACTTCATAAGAAGACAGAAACTACAATAAACCACATCAATAAACCACGTCGCGCCTGAAAATTGAATAATACTGCACGCCTGCTTCATAGGCTGTCAAGGGCAAGCTCGCTTTCGCTCGTCGCCTTTCGGCGACCCTTGACAGCCCGCAGGCGTGCAGTTAGCAAATAATTAGCAGGCGCGACGTGGCAAAACGCAAACCAGCGTTTGCCAGTCTTTAATTATTTTGCCTCTTCTCGAAATACTGAGCAACCAACAAGCGTATAAAAGCCGAAAGCGAAAGTCCCAAACGGCTTGCCTCTCTCTCTATTTTTTCCTTTGTCTCTAAATCAACTTTTATATGCAAATTCTGCAAGCGCTTCACTTTTTATCCCCTTTCTTTTTTTTCTCTTTAACAAGTCTTGATACGCCAACTCTTGTTTGTAATTAAGTGCATTCCTAAAAAGATTATAAATATTAGAAGACGGGTAATTTGCCCTTTCATTCTTCCTATAATAATAAAGTGCCTCTTCTATTGCTTTCAGTTCGTCTTCAGTAAAAAGTTGCACCAAAACTTCTAACCTATCCATATCCTTCACCCCCGCGCTTTTTCAACATCATTTTAACATAAACTATACACATTGTCAACACCTTTTCTACACCACAAACAACAAAAAAATGGGAAATGGCAATTTACAGGAAACAATTTTCCATTTTCCAGTTAACATTTACCATTTCCCAGTAAATATTTACCTTTTCTGTTATCGGAAAATACTTGCAAGTCTATACAGTAAACCATGTTTTACTTGCTTTTGTAGCAAATGCTGGGGACCCCCTAAACCCCCAGCATTTGCCAAACTCAAGTCAAACATCCTGTAGCTGTCATAGTACTTGAAATACCTTTTGCGAACAATAAAAAATTCAACAACTCCTTTAAATTTCTCACCATACCAATATGTAACGCGCACATGCACTTCCAAAGGCAACCATGATAACCAAAAATAAGACCTTAAATTCTTATGCTTTACCTCATATTCTGCTAAAGTCCTTATCTGTCTGTCTATCATCCTGTCATTCTGCGTAACCAATACTATATCATAACCAAGTTTCCTGCTTTGGCTAAAAAACTTTACCCATTCCAACCTATCTTTGCTATCAAACTGCCTCGAATTAAAAATAACCTGTGCTTCATCTATTACTAAAAGACAACTCCCTTCCTTGCCATAAAACCCCTTTTGTAAAGATAACTCTACAAGTTTCTTTACTTTCAATTCTGAATTATCAAGATATATGAAATAATCTTTATTACGTTCATTCGTAAGCACTTGAAAATTTGCAACAACATATCTTTTTTTATTCAGACGCCTCAAAATACGCAACAAAGCGCTGTAGCTTTTACCCGAACCTGGCGTACCAGTGTACAACTCTATCATTGTATATACCTCACCACCCTGAGGATCCATCTGACTGCATACCACACCAAGACAGCCGCACACCAAACAGCAGTAAACTCTAACATGTCTTTAATCGGTATAAAATAATTCAAATACGCAAATAAAGTTTTTAATTGCACCGGAAATGTTATAGTTCGAAAAGGAGAATCAGGCAACAAATTTATAACATACAAAATTATATCTCTGAAGAAACTCAATATTTTATTTATAGCACCAACCACAAATTCAAACATTTAATTATCTCCACCTTTCAGAAGTGTAGGAGTCTTTATCAATAGAAGCACAACAAATGCAAAAAATTCTAATTTTCTAACAATAAACATAAAATCCTCATCAAGCGAAAAATCCAAATGCAAAGGTATATTCATACCCAACAACTTAAAATTAAAATCAAAAACAGGCTTCTCTGGCGGTTGCACAAATATGCTAAGCAGATATTGCAAATCCCACGGCAAGCTAAAAGGGAATTTTTGCGTTATTATCTGTGGCAAGTCTAAACTCGGAGGCTCTATACGATCAGTAGGAACATCAGCAGGAGGATTTATATCAGTTGTAGCGTCGGCCGGCGCGCTTATTGAAGTATCACGCAACGCTGGCACGTAATACATATCTTTCAACTTCTCCAAATCAAGTGTACCATCACTAGGCACATCAACAGCAATTGGTTTGTCAATATACCCTGCAATGTCTTTCCCTTGATTAAGAACATAATCTCGTCCAGCAGTTGCTGTTACGTCAGCAGCAGTCCGTACAGACACTCTCAACTTAGTTGCTCCATATCCTGTACAAGTCGGGTATCCGCTTGAATAATATTTGCTACCTATGTAGTCTGTGATCTTTAGCTGATTCGTTACCCTTGCTCCATTAACATAATATCCCGTTGTATCTGCCAAAACATTCATAGATAAAGTCAACTGCACACCTTGCAGTCGTGTCCATACATACCCCCCGACATCGATATTTCCATATATACACGCATTCAAATTACATGGTGTAATCCCGCTTATCGTTGTAAAGTCTCCTCCAACAACTAACGCTTCTACAACAAGCCAATAACTTCCAGTAGGCAGCATTGGCAAAGTGCACAACTCATATACTTCACCTGTACCTAATTTGTCTGCATAAAAAGTCACTTCTTGTGCCCAAAGTGTATCACCTTTCGAAACTACAACAGAATTATTCCTCAAATCATTTATAAAATCAACATTTTTCAAAATTATTGTGTTATTACTGCTATTGTATACGTAAGAATCAGAAAACTTCGACTTCACATAAGAATAAAGCACATAAGCACCAACCGCAGTAACCGCTACTATACCAGCCGCAGCTAAAACAGTCAAAACAGCAGCCGCCTCGCCCGCAACTGCCGTACTCCCAAGCGCAAGCGAAGCGCTTAAAGCTTCAGCCCTTGCTTCACTATAAGACAAAAAAATACCAACAAATACAAATACAAAAACAAACAACAATACAAATACTCTCTTCATCAAACCACCCCTACAAAAAAATTTTGGGGAGCCAAGCCCCCCATCACTTACCGATATTTCTTACAAGCTGTACACCCTTTTTAACTGCGAAAATAGTGCCAAAAATAGCCAATCCGATAGGTACAACAGAAGTCACAGCTTGAATTATAGTATCCTTAACAGACGCGAAAAGATTAGCAAAATCCATACCCTGCACAACAAACACCCCCTAAACTTTTTTAATAATTGCAAAAAACAGGCGAAAAGCCTGTCTCAAGCCCCACAAAAGAAAACCTACTTCTATTCCAACCTTAAAAGCAGTAACAAAAGCATCAATCATCTAAACCACCCAAAAGAATAAAAGGTATCGCAAAACCCAAAATAAATCCAAAAAGGGAAAATAAAAAAATTACAACTTCCTCACTCAATCTACTCTCACCCTGCAAAAATAATCTTTAGTTATTATTTCAACATCAGCAATAAAATCATCGCCTACACCATAAGTAGCTACATCGCCAAAAACTCGCACTATATCACCATTAGTATAAACAACAAGATAGTCGCCTTTCTTTCCTTCCTTCTTATCAATCACCTTACCTTCCAAAGTAGCCCTAAATATCATTATGAACACCCCCCTGTAAATATTGTATACGTATATACGTAAAATGTCAATACTTAATTTTAAGCAAAATACTAACAAAATCATCAATGTGCTTCAAAAAAGAATAAAAATCAGCTTGTATATCAGCACCACGTATAACAACCTCTCGTGAATTCTGTTGCAAATACTTTTTAATTTTATCTTTCCACTTCCAATTTAGCTTGTTAATATCATA